GAGTAAAGGACATGCGAGCAATCGCATTAGATTAATTATGGGAATTGTACAAACAGAAGATTCTAGATTTATGAGGGACACACATTCGAAAGCATTATTGAATACAGATTACAATGCTTTACAACAACATAGACGAGAACAACAATATTTTCATAAACAACAAAATGATATAAATACATTAAGAGGTCAAGTTGAAGAACTCACAACATTAAGAGTAGAAATGCTTGAGATTAAAACTCTTCTTACAGAATTTATTAGAAACAAATAGGAGTCATAAACCATGAGTGCCAATGTCGCATTAACAGATACCTTTGACCAATGGAGAGTCAAGACCAATGAAGTTGTGGTAATGACACAAACTGATGGAATGAGTAATTTCATTAAGTTGTTAGATACTACAAATTCAACAAGTAATACTACTGGCTCGATTATCACCGCAGGAGGTGTGGGTATCGCCAAATCGGCAGTGATAGGGGAGAATTTAAGAATACATGGTAATGTTATTACCGATGGAGATACTACTATAAGTGGTAATCTAGTTTTTGGTGATGCCGCAACAGATCAAGTAACATTTTCTGCAGATATAAATTCTAGCCTAATTCCAAATGCCAATCTTACTTTTAATATTGGTAATACTACACAGCAATGGGCAAATGCTTGGGCAGGCCATGTAGGTATAACACAAACGGCCGCCGCAGCAAAACCCGCACTTTCAGTTACTTCACAAGATGTAGATCAACTTGCAGTAAGTGTTACAGCTAGTCAAACTACCGCAGATGTTATTGACATTGCAGCAGATTCAGTAAATACCGGTAAGGTTATTGATATTTCTGCTGATGCACTTACAGAAGGGTCAGCACTTTATATCGATTCTGATTCTGGCGCTACTGATTCCCGAAGTATAGCAAAAATTATTCAAAACCATGCTTCCGCAACTGGTGCAACCGCACTCGCTTTACAAGCCGATGCTGGTAGGGGGTTGTTTATTGAGACAACTCTTGCGGCGGGTGGATACTCACTTGAAATAGATGCAACACAAGCCGATACAAACACCGCCAAGATTGCATCTGCTGCTACAAGTGGAACTGTCCTTGATATGCAAGCTGAGGCAATCACCACAGGTAGAGGTATAAACTACTATGATGATTCATTAACTACTGGTTCTGCTCTTTATATTGATTCGGATTCAGCATCTCCATTAACACGAAGTGTTGCAACTATAATTGAAAACAATGCAGCTGCACTTGCTGCTACCGCATTAACAGTTCAATCTGATGGTGGTATAACGGGAATGACTCTCGACAAGAATTTTACAGATGTTGCTGCCGCTACAGTTACAGGATTACATGTTGATTTTGACAGAACTGTGCCCGGGTCTGGAACAGCAACTTTCACAGATATTGGAATTAATTTAGATGTAAACGCTGCCGGTCTTGGAACAACTACTACAACTGGATTGGATGTTGATGTTGTTGGTGCCGCTTCTGGAACACACGCAGTAGTTGGAGTTGATATAGCTGTTAGTGGTAGTAATGATACTAATTATGCATTGATTACTACAGGTGGAAATGTCGGCATCGAAACTGCAGCCCCGGCCTCAATGTTACACGTTACTGGAACTATGCAAGTTGGTGTAGATAATACTGGCCACGATGTGAAGTTCTTTGGTGATACTTCTGGAAACTATTGGTTATGGGATACTTCCGCAGATGGAACTATTCAGGTCGGTGATTCTCAACTTACTGGTGCATTAACAGTCGGTGTAGATAATACTGGACACGATGTTACGTTTTTTGGAGCAACAACCGGACAATTTATGAAGTGGGATGAATCAGCAGATGAATTGATTCTCGGGCTTGATGCTAAGTTATCTTTTTGGGACGCCGCGGGTGGAGAAAATATTATTGCTACCGCTGATGGACACTTGGAAGTCAATGCAGGAACAACTCTCGATATCACGGCTCCAACGGTAGATATTAATGCAGCAACATTGGTTCAGATAGATGGTGCAGTAAGTGTCGGTGTAGCCGGTACAGGACATGATATTTATTTTTATGGTGATACATCTGGTAAACATTTGTTATGGGATCAAAGTGGAGATGAATTACTGTTTGCCACATCAACAAAACTTTCATTCCATGATGCAGGGGGTGGAGAAAATATTTTAGCCTCTGCTGATGGACACTTAGAAGTCAACGCTGGAACAACTCTAGACATTACAGCTCCAACTGTTGATATTAATGTAGCAACTACTCTTAATGTTGACGGTGCAACACAACTTACTGGTGCTGTAATAGTCGGTGTAGATAATACTGGACACGATGTCAAATTCTTTGGTGCTACTTCTGGATCATATTGGTTATGGGATGAAGATGCGGATGGAGTTGTTCAAGTTGGAACTACTCAACTTACTGGTGCGGTAACAGTCGGTGTAGATAATACTGGACACGATGTTAAGTTTTTTGGTGCTACAGCTGGCGCTTATATGTTATGGGATGAATCAACAGACGATTTGGTGTTAGCAGGTACAGCAGGAATAGATTTAGCTGGTGATATTGATGTAGATGGAACGGCAAATTTAGATGATGTTGATATAGATGGTACAACACAAATTGATGGAACTGTAACTGTTGGCGGAAATACTGATGGATATGATGTAAAACTATTTGGAGACACTACTGGTAAATATTGGCTCTGGGATGAATCAGCAGACCAAATGAAAATTGTTGGATCTTCAACTCAAACTGGTAATGCTCAACTTACTGGAACTTTGACTGTAGGTGTAGATAATACTGGACATGACGTTAAGTTTTTTGGTGCAACTGCTAGTAAATATTGGGAGTGGGATGAATCCGCTGATCAAACTGTACTAATTGGATCTTCAACTCAAACTGGTGATTCTCAACTTACTGGTGCATTAACAGTCGGTGTAGATAATACTGGACATGACGTTAAGTTTTTTGGTGCAACTTCGGGAAGCTTTTTATTGTGGGATGAATCTGATGATGCATTAGAATTGACAGATTCTTCACCGATTAAAATTGGTGATGGCGGTGATATGCAAATATATCATGATGGTTCAGATTCTTATATTACTAATGCAGTCGGTGCTCTTAAACTTGCAACCGAAACAACTGGTATTGCAGTTACAATAGGACATACAACTTCTGTAGTAACTATTGGTGATAATTTGACAGTTACAGATACTATTACAGAATCTTCTATGAGAGAAATGAAAGATAATATTGAACCTATTGAAAATATACTTCCAGCTGTAATGCAAATGCAAGGAGTAACATTCGATTGGAAAAAAGATAAAGGTAACGATAAGAGATCAAACCATTATGGACTTATTGCAGAAGATGTGGATAAAGTTCTTCCTAATTTGGTATCTTACAGTCCAGAAGGAAAACCAGAAGGAATTCAATATTCAAAAATGACGGCTGTTCTTCTAGAAGCAATTAAAGAACAACAAATACAAATTGATGAACTAAAAGCAAAATTAAACTAGATGCCACAGATTTCCTTATCATATAAATAGTATAGGAACAACTATATAAACTACACTATTATAAAAGGAGAAGGATTGTGGCATTGACCCTCCAAAAACAAACTGTAAACATTGTATTAGATCAAGGTTGCACGTTTGAAAAAGTAATCACCGCGCAAAATTCTGCTAGTCAGAATGTCACTATCTCTACAGGGACATGTGCCGCTAAGATGCGTCAATCTTACTACTCATCAAATAATATTACTACTTTAACTACCGCAGTTGCAGGGTCAAACTGTACTATCTCATTGACTGCGACACAGACCGCAGCAATTTCTCCTGGAAATTATGTTTATGATGTTGAGTATACACAAAGTGATACTGTTACAGTAGAAAGAGTAGCAGAAGGAATTATAACGATATCTGCAGAGGCAACGAAATGACACAACCAACTACTAGAACAACTTTTAAAGATTATTGTAAACGAAAACTTGGCTGGCCAGTAGTAGAATTGAATATTGATGATGACCAAGTAGAAGATTGTATCGATGATTCTCTCCAATTTTACCAAGAATATCATTTTGATGCAACCGAAAATACATTTCTAAAACATCAAATATCCGGATCAACTCTCAAACTAGCAGGAGCTCCAACTGGAACTTTTACAGATGGGGAAGTAATTACTGGAGGAACAAGTGGTGTACAAGCAACCGTACATGAATATCATAGTGCTAATACCACTTTAAGATATAAAGATCCTGAAGTTAAATCTGGTGGAGATGGTAATACGTTTTATGCAAATACTACTACTACATTTTCTACTGGTGAAACTATTACAGGTAATACAAGTTCAGCAACCGCAACAACTCATGGCTCTACCGCAACAGCAATAGGTGACTACGATAACAAATACATATCGATAGCCGAGGCAATTATTGGAGTTCGAAGAATTATTCCTTTTTCTGATAATTCTAGAACCAATTCAATGTTTTCCTCTAAATATCAATTTGCACTTTCTGAAATGCATTCATTGGGAAGTGGTGGTTTAGCAAGTTTTGAAATCGCACAAGAATATTTAATGTTGATTAATGAAATGTTTACAGGCCAGCCATCATTTAGATATAACCGTCATGCAGACAAACTATATCTTGATATTTCATGGGGTTCAGATGTTACCATAGATGATTTTATTGTTGTTGAAGTAGACAAGATTCTTGATCCGGCCACGTATGCCGATATCTGGAGTGATATGTTCCTTAAAAGATATAATACTGCATTGATGAAAAAACAATGGGGTCAGAATCTTATTAAGTTTGAGGGAATGACATTGCCGGGTGGAGTAACGATGAATGGTAGGCAAATGTATGATGATGCAATTACAGAATTAGATACAATCTCAGAACAAATGTCATTACGATACGAGTTACCAGTAGATCATTTGATAGGATAATAAATGGCAACAAATCAGTATTTTAATCTGCATGGAACAGACACACCAGAGCAAAGATTAATAGAAAATTTGAATATTGAAGCAATAAAGACTTTTGGAATTGATGTACATTATTGCCCCAGAACATTAAATGATGAAGACACATTGATGGGCGAGGATAATACTGCATCTTATAATAGTGCTCATACGATTGAGATGTATATTAAGTCAGTTGATGGGTTTGAGGGGTCAGGAGATTTCATTTCTAAGTTTGGATTACAGATAAACGATCAAGTTACATTTACTGTTGCTAAACGAAGATTCCGCGAACTTGGAATGACTACTGATGGTAGAGCAGATATGCCACATGAAGGAGATTTAATTTATTTTCCAACAACTTCGGCATTATTTCAAATACTATTTGTAGAAGATGAAGCAATATTTTATCAGACAGGAGCATTACAAACTTATGATATGTTGTGTGAATTTTTTACTTATTCAGATCAAAATCTTAATACTGGTATTGAGATTATAGATGCAATTGAACGAGAACATTCTTACTCAATTGATTTTACAATGAATACGGGTAGTGGTAACTATACTGTTGGTGAGCAAGTCTATCAGGGAGCATCACTCGCCGCTGCTACAGTCAAAGGAGAGGTCGCTAAGTGGAATGCAACTGACAAACTATTAAATCTTATAAACATGACTGGTAATTTTTCTGGAACTTCAAATATTATTGGTGATGATTCTAGTGCATCTTATTCTATTACTTCTTTTGATGCCCAATCATCTGCGGCCAACACTGCAGCAACTTCTACTAATCAAGA